ACCGTGTATGACAACAGCCGTACAACCACAAACCCTTCGGGCCCGTGGAAGCGACTGTCGTTACAATCCGATATGGGCATGTTACATTCCCATACTGGATTCTGCGGGGACTTTTAAAAGTCCTCGCAGAGACGCCTCTTTGCTTAACCTTAGGTTAAGTGGAAGGCGGACCGCCGGTTTGACGAAGTCGAACAGGGGGTCAATCAACAAAGCCCAACAGCTGAAGCTGACGGGACTGTTGATGACGTATGCGGGCCTTGCAAGGCACGATGCGTCAATCCTTGTATCAAGACGGAAGTCTCAGATACTGAGGATAGAGGAGGAAATAAGAGGAGTCTTTGACTCTCTTATCCTCTCTTTTCCAGAAGCCTTTGAAAAGGACTCTGGAAAGATGATCCATGAATTAATTCGTAGGATCATGCGCGTCGGTACATATAATGTAGACGACGTAACGAAGATGTGGAAGAATTTCACAAACTTCGTTTGGATCAGGGCCTCTCGTGGTGAAACCATCGAGAGTCCTGAGATAACGCGAGGCAACATTTTCAAATGTTTACTCACGTACACGCCGTTGCACGACTTAGTCGAGCACGGTATGACGAATAAGCGAGACGCTGAGCGACTCGCCCATTTCGTTTCGTCCCGTCAGCTTGTGGCTGGCGGGGCGTCAACTGAGGTAGCTTCGTTAACGAAGTTCATCAGTACCACATCGGTCGAGTTTAAACTCCCCGATGTTCAGAAAGAGCGCATCTTCGATGCCGCTTTCTGTGTCGGGAGGAAGATTGCCCTGAAGGACAACTCCGACCCGAAATCATCCGCCCACGTCAGCTTAAGCTACGCGGGGGATTATTCGACCACTGTCAAAGACGGTGGTCGAAGCTCGGAGATTCGTGAAACGATAACTCCGATACTGACACAGGTGGCTGAAGCTACCCGGGTCAGGACCCTCCCTATGGGCTACAAAGTCCATGAGGAAGAGGGAACGCCATTCTGGCGTACGTGGGCTCGGGATACTCCTGAGCGCACGGTACCGGAGTGGGCTGGCCAGTTTGGCGAGCCTATGTCCGGTGAAGGATCGACCATGGCTGGAGAGCCTGATCGATACTGGGGATTTGATTCCGCCTTAGGCGATCAAATCTTTCTATGTGCCCTATATTACGCTGAAGCGTTAGGTTACATAGATAGCGAGGGAAAGGTTTTAAAACCCATCCCCGCTAGAAGCATTACCGTTCCAGAACCTGGAGGTAAGGCTAGAATAGTGTCCGCCACAACGTGGTGGAACATTATTCTTCAGCAGCCCGGAGGACACATCCTCCGGTCGCTGCTATCGCGTCATCCCTCGGCTGAAGCCGGGCTGATGCGAGCAGATCAGGCTTGGCTTTACCTAAACCTGATCTCTAGGATTAAGCCTATCGAAGATGGGCTTGTCCTATCGTCTGACCTCGAAGAGGCAACAGACGCAACCCCCAAAGCAGCCATCAGGCCACTTATTGAGGGTTTCTGCAGCGGGTTCGGATTGAATTCGACCGCTGTCAGACTCGGTACGAATCTGCTTGAGGCAGACCGTATCGTGACCGCTAGATTCCCTAAAGGGAATTTTCCCGGTAAGGATGTCCCCCCTTCAGGGGAAAGACTTTTCCTTCAAGTCAGGGGCTCCCCGATGGGTGAGCCCATGACTAAATCGGTACTCACGATTTTAAATCTGAGTACCGAGGAGGCGGCATGCCGGGATTATCTCGGCCTGTCGCCTATGCGAGAGGGTCCCGTCCAGCTTAGCTGGAGGGCCTTCGCAGTTGGCGGGGATGACCATATTGCATATGGTCCCAGATCCTATTTAAATAGGATCACTGCCAATCATGTCCTTTGGGGATCTAAGATCTCCAAGGACAAACACAGTATCTCCAGCTTAGCTGTTAGATACTGCGAAAAGATTTTGTTCCTGAAGGGACGAAATCTTAACATGGTTCCCAGCGCGATTAATCGCTCAACTGAGAACTATGAAAGCTCGATCTTTGTTGATTCAATCAAGATCAGGCTGCTGTCCCCAATCTCTAAGAGTATTGAGGTACAGAACGACCGCAATATTGCCATAGGCAAAGCCAAGTCACTTGGCCGAACGTTGCGGTGGTTAAACAGAGACATCTTCCCTGAAGGGTGGGTGCGCTCTGTTAGGTCTCGTTTCTTTTCAAGAATGAGACACTATCTGCCTAAGGAGGGATCCTCTCTTTGGGCACAAGTCCTGCTCCCTGAGGAACTCGGGGGGTTAGGACTCTATCTGAATGGGGAACTAGCGGGACTATGTCACATGGTCCCGCTACCAACCAGACAGTTCATCAGTAAGATCCTGAAGGGTCAAGCTGATTTTGTCCATTTGAGGCGCTTTAAAGCGTTTACCACAAATGGAGTTGAACGGGGAGTCGGCTTTAAAGCTAACTTCGTTCAAGATCGCGAAGAGAAGGGTTTTAAAACCCTTACTCGTATGAGCCTCTACGAGGCCCGCGACCATCTCAAGATCCCCACAGATTTAAATATGCGGGGGCTCTTTCGTGAACTATCCCTGAAGGGATGGCACACGTTCGATGATACTCTGAGACTTAGTCTTAGGAACATCGTTTTTGCAGAACTTCTTTCCGGCAAAGCTAGTCAGAAGGTCTACAAAACCACCCCATGGCGTAAGCGTTACGCCCAGCTATGGGATGAGGTCTATGACCCCGAGTTTAAACTCGAGGACTTCGACCAAAGCGTTTCGAACCTTGAAAGGATCGATCGCTTCCTCCCTATTGAAGTCTACGACCTCAATACGGAGTTGGTGGTTTCCTACTTTTCAAAGTCGGAAAACCGCCAAATTGAGATTCGGTCTAAGTTCCTGGAGGAGCTCACAGAGGCACTCCCCGATCTTAGAATCCGCTTAGCGGAACCGAATCTCGTCAGTACTGCGTTCGATTAGCCTGAAGGCTAGTTGAGCCCGTCCCGAAGGAGGGGTAGCAGTAAACGACAGTACTTTCACG